TGTATTCTTCCGCAGTCATGCGTCTTTTAAACTCAGCTCGGGGTTTGGTTTCCCCACACTTTGCACAAGTTATGTGCTCTTGCTTTTCTAGTTTCTTCATACAATTTTCTCCCATCTCGGACAGTTTGCTCTCGCAAACAACCCACTTTCGGACAGTTTGCTCTCGCAAACAACCCACTCTCGGACAGGTTTCTGTCCCGACTACCCAAAAAAGTAGACTAATGTCCACTTGGCAAACCTATGTTGTCCACAGTAGTTGTCTACCTGTTTCCCCATATAGAATAAGCCTTGCCACTATTCTGACACAGATGTATACAGAATTCCAGCAATTTAAAGACTAAGAAAGGACTAGGCTTTTTTATACATTCCCACTTTATTACCCTTTTATATATATATATGCTATATTCTCTATTTATATATATAAGTGTACTGGGAATGTGGTATGTGCTTATTCCTATTGGGGTTGCGGGTGTCAACTATGTGTCCACTTGCAAATTAAAGTGGACTATTGTCAACTTGCCTATTTTTTAGGCACTCGTAGATAATTGGGATAGAAACCTATCCGAAACAGCCTTGCATTACAGCCAAATCATCTCAGAACGAGCTAACTCATCTGAGGTAGTGATCACCCAGCTTGAGTTCTTGCCGTCCCTCTGAACGAGTTTACGCCATGCGTTGGTAGCTACCTTGAGTGAGGTGAAAGCGTGGGGTTTCTTGCCCTTGAGTTTGAACTCCCCGACTTCGCCATTTACCTTACGGCATACCACGAACACATTACTTCTATTGCCTTGTGTCCCCTCCTTCATGACTTGCATGAGGGCTTTGCTTGGGGTTAGTTTGATGGTTTTCATACATTACTCCTTATTTAAGTGGGTTTGTGTTGATTACATCTAGGACTTCAACGACTGACATCTTTAGTTCTCTTGCGATAGCCAAAGGGTGTGAGCCTTTTTGATACAGCCACAGTATTTCAATGGCTCGGTTTTTGAATATGCTCATTCAAATTTCTCCTGCTTGTAGACATTGAGATCAAACCCGCGGAACGCCTCGCCCATTGTGATGGGCTTAGGCTCGGGCTTGGGTTTAACTTCGGATAGAATCCTATCCCGCCTACCTTTGGCTTGGTGCTTGAGTAGGCTTGCTTGTTGCTTTGATAACATGATTACCTCCTTTGGTTTGACATAAAATGAAACAGCAGTAAAGCCTCGCTTACTTGATGATCCGTAGAAACTTGGCTTGTTCCGCTTTACTCAACTGCTCGAACAACTCCACGACCTGATCAACTGTGACCTTGACTTGCTTGGACACACCTGATGGAACGGGTCTCACAATGTGATAACTAAACTTTGAATTAGCTCTCATGTAAGCCTTCTGTTGATCGTCTGTCCTCTTGGTCTTGGTCAGGGATAGAATCCTATCCGCCTCCTTGCTTGACACTCCAAGATTGCCCATGAGGTAGTTCACTCTCCACTCCCTTGCATAGTCAGCCTTGTCCTTCTTGTCCGACTTGAGGTAATCCTTATGCCATATCACCGACTCCTCAAGGGTCAAGCGGTCTTGCTGTCCAATACCAAAAGCGAATTGGTCGTATGTGATTACCTCACCTGTCTTAGCCTTGAGGTATGTTCCTTTTACTAATGTTGCCATGATGTTTAACTCCTAATAAAAAAGCCAAGCGAATCGGCTTGGCAACGAATGGATAGGTTTCTATCCATGTAAACAGTATAGCTTTAGGGTCTATTCCCCCCTTCGTCAAGCCTATATTGCAACCCCACTAGGGGGGTATCCGACCTATTTAGGGTGATGGTGGCATGGTCACTAGATCACTATTCCTTAGACACAAAACAAAAAAATGTCAAATTTTGTAAAAAATTTCAACGACTCATGTCAAACTTTATACACACCCCCACAATAAAAAAACCCCGGACGTTTTAAGCCCGGGGTTCAAGTACTAATCAATCACGCACGACCCAAACGAAGGAGGAAAAGCCGCACGCAAAAGAATCATATCACAAAATAAAAAAAGAGTGTATACTCACAACCATTCGCCCCACCCCAGCGCAACCCAGGAGGTATTAGTTTGCTTTTAGAGCATTTGGTTTCAGCACAAGCTGCTGACTATGTACCAGATATAGAATCTGGTGAGGGCGGGTTTACCCCAATAGAAGAATTAAACGCGCCCCAAACTCTTGGCGCCCAAAAGCAAACCGTGGATTGGCTAAACCAATTTGTCGATGAAGACGAAGAAGCCGAGATCCTATCTAACGCTCAAGAACAACAAGTGGCCAACGCATTTGCGGCCCTAACTACCAACTCCCCCGACGCAAAAAACCAGTTACTTAACCTGCAAGTCCCAGAAGAAATCGTAAATGCTGTGGCTATGGTCAGCGGATACCAGTGGGAGTTTGTAAAGCAAGCTAATGAGCTACGCTCTATGAGTGTGGCAAAGATAGTTAAAGAAACAGAGCATCCGGATGCCCGGATACGGCTTAAGGCGTTAGAGTTACTTGGAAAAGTCACGGAAGTGGCACTGTTTACAGACCGGGTTGAGGTTAAAAACACCGATGTATCTGACGAAGAGCTAGAAAAACGCATACGTGAGAAGCTAAGCAAGTACATGGGCAAGGTAGATGTCGTAGAAGTTGATGATATTGAGGTAGTCGAGAAGGTTGTTGCAGAAAAACCACAGTTTGACGACGAATGATTATTGATACATTGACCCCAGAAGAAGCTTTAGCCGCGCAGTTGGCGCTAAAGGACATGACAACTGAGGAAAAACTGTTGTTTTTGCAGGATTTAGAGGAGCGCGAGCACCGTAACCACCTGCATAGAGCCCAAAACCAGCCTTTGGAGTTTGCAAAAGCGGTATATCCAGGGTTTAAGATAGGGCCCCAGCACCGCAAGCTAGCTAAAATTTTCCAGGACGTGGTGGAAGGCAAGAAAAAACGCGTAATTATTAACATTGCACCAAGGATGGGCAAGTCTGAGTTCAGTTCTTACTTGTTTCCTGCATACTTCTTAGGTCAGTACCCCGAAAAGAAAATCATTATGGCCACGCATACTGCTGGTTTGTCGGAGGACTTTGGACGGAGAGTGAGGAATTTAATTGATTCGGATGAATACAAAGCGGTGTTCCCCAACACAGTCGTTGCTGACGACCAAAAAGCAGCGGGAAAATGGTCTACTAGCGCTGGGGGTCAGTACTATGCTGCTGGTGTTGGGGGTGCTCTCGCCGGTAGGGGCGCTGATCTTTTTGTTATTGACGACCCTCATTCTGAACAGGATATGAAGGCAAACTCAAGGCTAGCATTTGATAGTGCTTGGTCTTGGTTTCAAACTGGTCCGCTACAACGTTTAATGCCGGGGGGTGCGATCATAGTAATTATGACTCGCTGGTCTTTGCTCGATCTTACTGGGCGGATTGTCGACTACAACATAAAAAACCCACACACGACCCCATGGGAGATAGTTGAACTCCCGGCTATCCTCAACGAAGATACAGAAAAAGAGAAGTCACTTTGGCCAGAGCAGTGGCCGCTAGAAACATTAAAGGCTACTAAGGCAGTACTAGATCCACGGTATTGGAACGCTCAGTATATGCAGAACCCGACTAGCGATATGAGCGCTATTATCGGGCGAAAAGACTGGCAGATTTGGGAAGACGAGAATCCCCCGCAGGTTGAGTACGTCATACAGTCTTGGGATACGGCGTTTGAAACAAAGACTTCTGCCGACTATTCGGCATGTACAACCTGGGGAGTTTGGTACAACGAGGAGGACAATATGTCCCCCAACATCATCTTACTTGATGCGTTTAAAGACCGGATGGCGTTCCCAGAACTTAAGCAAACCGCCCTAAAACACTACAAGGAGTGGGAGCCTGACGCGTTCATAGTGGAGAAAAAAGCCGCTGGAGCACCGCTGATTCAAGAACTGCGGATGCTAGGTATTCCCGTAGAAGAGTTCAGTCCGTCGCGTGGAAACGATAAGATGGTGCGTTTGAATGCTGTGGCGGATCTGTTTACTAGCGGTAAAGTATGGGC